GCATCACCATGATGTAGTCGCCGCTGATCTCCTCGGCGATCTTGTAGCCGATGCCTCGCAGGAAGTCGACGGCCCCGAGAGTCTTGAGTCCGAACCGCGTGCTCATGTCGCGCTTCTGCTCGACGATGATGACGGGCTTGAAGGTACGGATGGTCTGCTCGCCGCCGCGCAACACGTTCTCCTCGTAGCCTTCGCAGTCCAGCTTCATGAAGTCCACGTCCTGCAACTCGAGCGAGTCCAGGGTGTGCATGGGGATGTCGCCCTTGCCGGACACGGTGCTGTTGCCGCTGCTGCCCTGCTCGGACTTGATCGACACGCTGCCCTCTTCGGCGCCCAGCGCCATCGCCTTGAGGTGCACGTGCTGGCCCACGCCGGTCATGTTCTTTTCAAAGCACGCGCGATGCTCGGCCACAGGTTCGAATGCAAACACCGTGCCGAAGTTGTGCGCAAGATTGAACGACCACAGGCCCACGTGCCCGCCCACGTCGATGGCAACGCGGTGCTGCTTGCAGTGGCGCATCGCGGCGACCTGCTTCTTGCCCTGGTAGGCCTGCCGCCCGTTGAGGATCAGCCTGTTCTTCGGGTGGGCCATCCACGCTTGCAGATGAGCCTCGTGGTCGGGGAACCACCAGCCATGATGCAATTTCATTTCAGTTTCTCCGCTTCGTTTGCAAAGTCAAGTAGCAGGAGCAAGTCATTGCGGTTCCTTGCGAGGTCACGTATCCGCTCGGCCAGCGCCTCACCGGCGGTCTGACGCGGTACCAGTCGGGTGCCCATAAACACATTGCCCTCGTGCTTGCGGTCTGGAGGAACAGCCCCGGCTTCACGGAAAAGCGTGCCTATTTGATCCTTCGACATGCGCATCTCGGTGATCTCCACGCCAAGCGCGTGCGCTCTTTCAATAACCCCGATTAGGTCAAAACTCAGTGTCACTTCAGGATTTCCTTGAGGTTGTCCAGCACGATCGCCGGTGTGATCTTGAGCATGCACGTGCGGCAGTGGCCGCACTCGATGCGCGAACCGCAGCCCAGGCCCAGGCCGGTGAACAGGTTGCGGTGCAGGTCGTAGCCCGTCACCGCCGGGCTGATGAAGCCGCCGTAGATGATGACCCCCGGCACGCCCACGGCAGCGGCAGCGTGCATCAGGCCGCCCTCGCTGCCGACGAACGCGCGGCACACGGACAGCACGGCGCAGGCCTTGCGGAACGTGTCGGTGACGACGGGCTTCGCGTGTAGCAACCAGCGCGTGCCGGCCGGGCCACACTGCACGGTCGGGATCTTGCCCGCGCCGCCGAGCGCGTGCAGCGCCACGTCCAGTTGCGACCAGCTGATCGCGCTCCAGGCCTTGTTCGAGTGCCCGATCTTCTTGACCTCGGGTTCAAGCATCACCATGCCGCGATAGGGCTCGGCAAAGGCGAGCTCGGCGGGAGTGAAGACCAGGTCCGCGGGTTCCGGCTTGTACGGGCGCCACGTCCACTTGGAGTCGGACTTGTTGGCGATATAAGGCCGCGCGCCGGGGCCGTTGATCATGCGCGCGCAGGTCGTGTCGAACTTGTTGTGCACGAGGTAAGGCACCCCGGCGAACAGGTCCGACTTCACCGGCATGCCATCGGGTCGAAGGATGAGCACGGACTTGCCCTTGCGGGCGTGCAGGCGCTTCGCCTCGCCCATGCTCATGAGCACGTCACCTTGGCCCATCAGGGTGCTTCCACCAGCACCCATTCGACGCCGGGCGTGGCTTGACGCTCGAACATCGCCTTCCACCACGAGAACGGCATCACGGTGCAGTGCAGGTTGATCGAAGTGCCGGGAAAGGTCTTCTTGGCAGGTCGGCAGCACACCGACGCCCACACCAGCTTGTCGGCATAGGAGAACAGGTTGGCGATGAAGACACCGACATGTTCCTGCACGATGTGCTCCAGCACGTCGGAGCAGATCACCGCGTCGAAGGTGCCGAGCGGTGGCGTGCCGTGCTCGGGAAAGCTGGGGTCGTAGAGGCGGATGGTGTCGCGGTGCAGGCCCAGCTTCGCGGCGATGTTGTGCGGCGCCATGTAGGCGTCACCGGCGCCGCTGCCGTAGTCCAGCATCGTGCGGCAGTGGTGCTTCAGCAGCAGAGGTGCAATCGCTTCGACGCTATTGAGCAGGGTCAGGCCGCGGAACTGATGGCCGCCGTCCGCCATCTCGCGGTAGCCGCGCAGGTGGTCGAAGCCGCTCATCGCCGCCGCCTCCACCGGCCAACCCACTCGCTCAGGTGGCCGTCGTAGCCATATTCCAGCAGCGCGAACCCGGCGCGGTCCATTACGCGCGCGATGTTGTGCGGTTTGTTGTGCGACCGCTCGTCGATGATGATCGGGGCAGTCGCCGGCGGCAACCGGAAGATCACCTCTTCGCGTGCGGCTTCGGCCAAGGCGTAAGCCGCCCCCGTGGGGTCACGCAGCTTCTGGAGAATGGCCAGCCCGATCACGATGTCGTAGTCCCGTTTCGGGCGCCATGTGTTCAGGTCGGCAACCTCCAAGGTCACCGGCAAGTCGCCGCGCAGCCTGTTGCCCACCTCGACGTGCCCGCGCACGATCTCGACGCCGTGCACGGCCACCGCGCCGGCCTTGGCCAGTTCGATGCTGATCAGGCCCTCGGCGCAGCCTGCGTCCAGGACCGTCTTGCCTTTGCAGTTGGCAAGCAACCAGTCCAGGCCCTTGAGTTGATCGGCAAGCTCTCGATCGCCGGGACGCCCTGCGGTCGAGAACCACCCTTTTTTCACTTGTGGAGCATTAGCCATGCGAGTCCTTGTTGCATCTCTTTGAGGGTGAACTGATTGTCGGCAAGCGCGTGCAGCACGGGGTAGCGATCCGACCCGAACTTGACGCCGCTCACTGCCGACATCTGCGACACGAACGACGGGACGCCCTCAAGCAGCGCCCCGACCGCAGCGGCCGATGTGTGCGTGATGAGGCACCGAGCGCCTTGCAAATCTTCGACCAGGGTTGCCTGACGTTTGAGCTTGTCGCGCAGCCACGGGCGCACACGCACCTCGCCTTCGGCGGGGATGACCTGGGCAAACCAGTTCGGCGCGCGCACGATGTCGCGCATGAAAGACTCGGACTGTGGGCACACGAGCCAGTGCCCGTTGACGCTGTGCTGCCACGGCTGCACACGCAACTCCAGCCGCTCGAACCGGTCACCGGTGGACTTCACAAAGCGCGCGTTGCGCAGCTGGATCGCGTTGCGCGCGACCCTGAACTGCTTGCCGCGCACCTTGTCGAAGAACGAGTTGTCGATGTACCACCACGGCTCGCCCGCGCTCTGCACGCGCAACCATTCGCGCATGTTCGACGAGTCGACGCCGTAGAACACCGTGCCTTCGGCGGACCGGGGTGCACCAGCGACAAAGGCCGCGCAGATGTCGGCGGACTTCTGCTTGCCTCTGACGGGGCATGCGATCAGGGCCACGTCGCTGTCTCCAGGCCCGCCAGGATGCGCGCAAAGGGTTCGCCGGTAGCGATCTCCTCGTGGTGCCACTGGCCGTGCGCCATGCGGTTGAGAGCAGGGAACCGGTCCACACCCCACCCAGCGCCGATCCAATGCGGCGCGGAGTAGTGCACCTCGACCCCCTCAATCAGCGCGCGCACGCCGGCGCTGCTTGACCATATGGTGCACACCGACGCGCCCTTGAGGTCGACGGTGAGTGCAATCTTCGGAGCGAAGTTGCCCGGGTGTGGGCGCCACCGGTGCGGCACGTTCATCAGTCTGAACTTTTCGACCAGCTTCTCGCCCCACCGCGGCGGGCTGGCCATGAGCGTGGACCCGATGCTGCGCTGCCCGCACACCAGCCTGTAGCCGCCCGGGCCGCGCCACGGCTTCAACTCGAACCCCAACTTGCTGAAGCGGTCCTCGTTGCCGACCGGGAACCACCCCGAGCCGTTGTGGCCGTGCACGCTGATGGCGTAGTGCGTCTTGTCGACCTTCTGCAAGTAGCCGTTCTCGACCACGATGACGGTGCCGCCGTTGCGCTCCCACGTGTCGGCTTGCTGCTCCTCGACGCCGGCCTTCTTGTTCCACAGTACCAGCAGGTCGCGCTTGTCCTTGGGTCGCGGCTGGCCCAGCGGGTCAATGGCGTAGCCGTGCTTGCGCAAGCCCATCTCGAACGCGTTGCGTCGATAGAAGGGTTCCTTGCGAAGCTGGAGGAGGGCGATGCTCACAGGCACGACCCAATCGTGTACCGCACGGTCCAGACAAACAAAGCGATGCCCAGGCTCAGACCGGCGCAGGCCGCAAAGATGAACAGGAAAAGCTGAACCGCGAGCTTCACGCCAGTTCCGCCTCAAGGGTGGACATCGGGAAGCATTGAAGCGCCGACCCCGGTGTGCAGTTGATCACCTCGCAATTGGCGGCCTTCAGATCCTTGGCCAGCTTGTGACCCTTGTGGATCCACTCGTCGAAGACCTGGTTCTGCACCAGCGGCTTCGGGTGATCCGAGTGGTAGTGGCGCTCGCCGTGCGGCCCGAGCTTCATGTCGAAACCGACGAGCAGGATGCGCCGCGCGCCAAACAGGTACGCAAGGTTGATCGCGCCCATGCCGCTGTTGCCGTTGGTGTTGAGCATCTTCAGGCTCAGGCCTTCACCGGCGTGATGCTTGACGTGGTTCAACACCGGCCAGCGCTCGGCGGCCGATCGGTCCTGGGTCCACAGCGCACCCTTGAACGCCTTTTTCACGATGTCGATGTACTGGCGCCACCACAGGTAGTCGCACGCGTACAGAACGTCGGCATAGAGCATGTCCTGCCACGCGTTGTTGACAGCGATCACGCGAAAGCCTCGGCACGGCGGCACGTCGAACGGCTTGAAGCTGGGGCCGGTGGCGCAGATGACCGCAGTCATCTCGCGCCAATCCGGCATCTTCGCGTCAAGCACCTTTCCAGCCCTGCTTCGCCAGCTGCGCTGCGCGCATGTGGGTCATCGGTTTTTCCAGCGAGCGGCCGACTTTGCTCCAGTACCCTTCGCCCGCGCCGTGCATCAACACCGACACCCCACTCATCGCACTGTCGTGTTGGGCCTTCGCTTCGGTCAGTGCCTCGGCGCGCGGCGTGGGCCAATCGCCCATGAGCCACGCCCGATCCACCGGCGCGGGGTACGGTCCGGTCACGCGAGCCAAAATCTTGGCGGCGTGTGCGTTAGCTTGCTCCAGTGTGGGGAACACCCTGTCGGGAAAATTCTCGTGGCTGAAACCCGCGATGTAGTTGACCTTCGCTTTAGCCGCCGCCATCACCGGAGCATCACGCTCCTTCTCCAGATGCGCCAGGGTCGCGCGGTAGGCGTCGTTCACCTTGTCCTGCGTCATGGCCCGCACATCGTACTCGCGCGGAAAATCCTTGCGCATTTCGACCGGCGTGTGATCGACGCCCTCGAACTCGTCCAGCACCTCGTCGCGCGCCAACTCGCTGCGCGCCACTTCGCCCAGCGCATTCCACACGCGCTGCGGCGTGCCGAGCGGAAAGCGGCGTTGCAGGTAGACCGTGCGGTCCGCCGGATCGTCGGCCGTTTGGACAAAGCCCATCATGTGATCACGCTTCATGGGGTGCTCCCTTCGGTTGTTGCGGGTCCAGTGTAGCAGATGGTACGCCGAGCGCAAGCGCCAGCCGCCAGGATTTGTGCACGGCCTGTACTTGCAAGGTCAACTCCTCGATGACGGTCTCTTGCGCAGCGAGCCGCACCGTGATCTCTTCAGCGAACTTGACCAAGTTCTCTTTGCTCCACAGGTGGAAGTCTGCCATTTTCACGCTTTCGGTTTGTAGGCCAGGGAATCCATCACGGCGTCCTGCACGCCGCGCTTCTTGACAATGCGCTCGTCCACGGTCTCGTCAACCGTGCCGCGCGCGAGGATGAGGTAGACCATCACCTCACGGTCGAAGCCGCTCTGCATCTGCCGCATGGGGCCGATCCGCTCGATGATTTGATCGTGGTTCTCAAGGTTCCACCACACGGCAAAGAAGACGATGGTGTTGCACACGGCCTGAAACCCGTCGACCCCGTGCCCGATGCTCTGCGGGTGCACGAAGGCCACCGGGATCAGGCCTGCCTTGAAGTCGTCTTCGTCCTTCTTGGTATCGATGTGGCGGCCCTGCTTGAACCGCGCCTTGAGCCGCACGAGATCGGGCCTGAAGTGGTAGACCACCAGCACCGGGCCCGCAGCTTCCTCGATGATGGACTCCAGCGCGTCCAGCTTCTCGGTGTGGGCTTCGACCCAATGCGCCACGTCGCTCTCGACCTGCTCGTCCGACCCGGTGTAGACCGCACCGTTGGCCAGCTGCAAGCACTTGATGACCTTGGCCGAACTGGCAAACGCCTCGATGTCGTAGCCCTTGAGGTGCATGAACATCTCGCGCTCCATCTCGCGGTAGCGCTTGCGGGCTTCAGCAGGGAGGTCGACATAGACGCGCTCGACGATCGGGTCCGAGATGTCGAACCAGTCCTTTGGGTTGAGCGCCAGCGCCACGTCCTTGATGCGCTCGTGGATCTCGGGCTGGGCGTGCGGAAACGCGATCCGCGTGATGCGCGTCTTGTGCGCGTTGACGGCGTCCTTGGCGCGCTGGTAGCCGAACCACCGCGACTCGAAATCGTCGTAGCTTCGGCCCAGCCGGAACCCGCGGTCGATGAACCACATCTGGCCCCACAGGTCTGCCAGGCCGTTG